GATGCCAAGACCTTTGTGGAGCGTGGGAGGCAGGTCCTCCCTATCTTGCAGGCAAACAACCGCCGCCTACTGGAGCAGTTAAACGCAACTAGGTCTGAACTTGCCTCCCTCCAATCCAGCCTGAAGGCCGCCCAAGCTACAATAGATGCCATCGAGGCTGGCCGTGCTGAAGACCTCAAGGCCCGTGTGTCTGAGACAATTGCCGACCTCAAGGCCAGAATCAGGGCTGCCTCCGAGGCTGGTGATCATGCGGCTGTTGCGGAGTTGACAGAGAAGCTAGTTGAGCTGAAGCAGGCAGAGGTCACCACCTCTGCCCGCACCTCCAAGCAGGATGGGGAGAGGAAGAGGCCAACCATGCCTACCCCGCCGCCTGAAATTCTTGACTGGTATCGGCAGAACCCTCAATATGTGCGTGATGTTCGGCGTGCGGCTCTTGCAAATGCCATTGCGGCGGAAATGCGGCAGGCGGGTGAAACATCCGTTGGTGTGCCCTTCTTGGAGAAGGTTGCAGCCGAGGTCGAAAAGGTTCTTGGAGGCAGCAGGCCGGGCACCTCAAAGGTTGAGGGCGCTGCAAATCGCCGATCTGCTGCTCCTGGATCAGGTAAGACATATGCCGACCTCCCCGAGGATGCCAAGCAGGCATGCGACAAGATGATCCCGAGACTGGTTGGACCTGGGAAGGCGTACAAGGATGCCGAATCGTGGCGGCGAGCCTATGCTGCTCAATACTTCAAGGATGAAGGATAATGGCTGATCTGACAAAACAGAATCCTGCGGAGCGCCCCGGGAAGCCGACATCTGAACGCCGTCGCGGCTCCTTCCTTGCTCCAACCAGGAAGTTGGAGGTTCCTGAAATCCCTGGCTACTATCTATACTGGGTTCGAGGTACCTACGATGAGATATCTCGGGCGATGAATGCAGGCTTTGAGTTTGTCACGCAGGATGAGGTCAAACTCAACAACACCTCTCTTGGAACTACATCTGTCAAGTCAGGTAACACAGACCTGGGCAGTAGGGTCAGTGTGATTGCAGGCAGCGAGTTAGACGAGACTGGCCAACCCCTCCGGCTGTACCTGATGAAGCAGAAGTGGGAGTACCATCTGGAGGACCTAGAAGAGCTAGATAAAAGAAACCAGACAGTCATCCGTGCCCTTGTATCGTCTACTGCAGTTGGTGGTCCAGCCCCAGGTGAGACAGCTGCCGACGTGGCTGCCCGCTATGTAGATAGACAACGAACACGCATTCCCGACCTCTTTAGGAGGAAGGGGTAGTCCTTTAACACAACGGAGGTTTGAGTGCCTAATGTTAATCGGCCATCTGGCCTAACCCCCGTCTCCTACCTAAACGGTTCTCGTTGGAATGGTGGTGGGCGGGTCTACTGCATCAGGCAGGCTAACAGCCAGGCCTTTGCGATCGGCGATCCTGTCATGCTCGATGGTGAAGCTGACAGCAATGGTATCCCGTCAATCCAGCTTGCAACAGCTGGTACTGGCAACCTAGTCCTCGGTGCTATTGTCTCTGGTGCTGGTGCTCTCAACGATGGTGGGGCATACGGTGTGCCAGCTGAGAGTCCGTTGGTGATCCCTGCAACCAAGACTCGCAACTACTATGTCCTGGTCGCAGACGATCCCAATATCATCTTCGAGGTGCAAGAGGATTCGGCAGGTGCGAGCAGCATTGCCGCCTCTAGTGTCGGCCTGAACGTCAACCTCTTGTCTGGCACTAACAACGGCTACGTCTCTGGCTGGACAATCCAAACTTCCAGCGTTGGAACTGGTGCAACCTTGCAGATGAAACTCCTTCGGGCATCGCGCACGCCTGATAATGCCCTTGGGGTGTACTGCAGGTGGGAGTGCCTAATCAATCACCATGCCTTCCGGCCTGGTGTTGCTGGTGTTTAATAGGAGCTGACAAATGCCTGGCGGTATTATCACTACTGGTTCCCATCCAAAAGCTCTATGGCCGGGGGTACGAGCCTTCTGGGGGCAGGTCTACGACTCCTATGACAAGGAGTACGAGGCCCTCTACGATTGGGAAACGTCGGAGAAGGCGTATGAGGAGGATGTCCAGATCACGGGCTTTGGTCTGGCTCCCATCAAGCCCCAAGGGCAGCCTCTGGAGTTTGATTCCGAGTTCCAAGGATTCGTAACCCGCTATGTCCACATCGCCTACGCTCTGGGCTATGCGGTTACGTTCGAGGAACTGCAGGACAACCTCTACGAGGAGGTGTCAATGAGGCGGGCGAAGGCTAATGCCTTCTCGATCAACCAAACGGTTGAGAATGTGGCGGCCTTCCTCTACAACAACGCCTTCGTTACCACCTACTTCACAACTGCTGACGGTGCAGCCCTCATCAGCACGAGCCACGTCAATGCAGCTGGGGGTACTTGGTCTAACCAACTGTCTCCGGGTGCGGCTCTGTCTGAGGCTGCCTTGGAGGACATCTGCATCCAGATCATGGGCACTCAGAATGATCGAGGCCTCCTGATCAATGTGATGCCAGTCTCCCTCCACGTCCCTCGGCAGTTGTGGTTTGTGGCCAACCGTATCCTTCGGAGCGAGAGACAGTCTGGGACGGCCAACAACGACATCAATGTTCTGAAGGCCACTAACGTGTTCCCAGGGGGCATCAAGCTGAACCACTTCTTCTCCTCTCCGACAGCTTGGTTCGTTAGAACCAACTGCCCGAATGGGATGACTGCATTTTGGAGGAACAAGCCGATCTTGGAAAAGGATAATGACTTCTCCACCAAGTCGGCGCTGGCCTCGACCTATATGCGCTTCTCGGTCGGATGCACTGATCCTCGGGGCATCTTCGGGTCGCAATAACAACAAGACCCTCCTGTCCCAATTTGGGACATCGAGGGTCCTTTTATGGGCCACAGGCCCATAAAAGGGCCTTCTAGGAGGTCCTCGGTAAACGCCCAATCTTGGGCGTCTTTATAGACGTTTACTGAAAGGAGCATCTATGAGCACGCCTGTACGATTCCCCAATGGCATTACTGATCGGGCTCGTCCCAATATCTTCAGCGACCTCGAGCTGCTAGATCAGACTCGGTATGCTATCTACTTTATAGATGGCTTCAACTCTGACTTCAGGGCTACAGACTGGACTGTAACCGAGACAGATGCTGCGTCAACCCAGGCCCTTGTGGCGCAGACTGGTACAACTGTCCATGGTGTAATCGCCCTCACACAGGGTGGGGCCTCTGCCAATGCTGTAAACTCGATCCAAGCAACCCTCACTTCCTTCTATCTGTCTGATACCAGCAAGAAGTGGATCCTCCTTGGCCGAATCTCTCGAGACAATGCCGATACTGCCATCGGCTTTGGGATGCAGGCTACTAATACAACCCCGTTCACATTGGCAAATGCGATCTGGGCGGAGATTCCAGCTAGCAGTACCAGTGCCAACTTCAAGCTGGCAAAGTCTAGCTCTGTCACGACTGCAACTGTGACCAATGCGTATACCTCGAGCAGCCTTACTAACTACATAACCTTGGGCATGGTTCATAGCAGGGGGGTTGTTCGGTACTTCGTAAATGGTGTGCAGCGAGGTCAGATTACCAATCTGACGAACTGGCCAAACGCGGCCTCCCTCCTCCCTACCATCTCCAACCAGAACACAACGGCTGGGGTTAGGAATATGTATATCGACTACTTCCTGTTCGCAGTGGAGCGGTAAGGTGAGACCGGCTGAGGTAAGTCTGTCGGCTGTTGGTTTCTCTCCTTGGATTCCAATAGACCGATATGTCGTTGGCTTTGGGGTTGCTGTTGGAGTGAAGTTCTCCAGCGGCGCCACTATGACCGTATCTGTCCAACATACATTGGACGATCTGTACCAAGTCCTAGAGCCCTACCAGTTCAGTCTGTCCAGATCGGGAACAACCTGCACCCTCAACCTCTCTAATCATGGCCTATCGGTAGGGGATTGGGTCAAGGTATTTAATGCCGGCAGTCCCTTCGATGGGGAGTATCTGGTTGAGACAGTCGTAGATGCCAACAACGTAACCTTCACTGTCTCCAACACAGGCGCGACAACGGGGGGACCGTATAGGAGGCTTCAGCGGGCTAGAGTGTTCAACCATGCAGTCTTGGCAGGTATCACCTCTAGCCAGGACAGCAACTATGCCTACCCACCTCGAGCGTGCAGACTCCGGTGTACTGCATACACCAGTGGTACAGCAACCTTGACAGTTGTGCCGGGAGGGATGAGTGTCTAATCTGAGTGAGCAGGAGAAGGAGGAGATCGCTCAGAGGGCTGCAGATATTGTCCTCACCAGAATACAGGCAGAGATCGGCAAGGTGACGATCCGATCCTTCCTGTATATCGTAGGTCTGGCAGCCTTGGCGATCCTCAGTTGGTTGGGTTATAAAAATGTAATCCGCCTATGACAACCCCTGCGATCAACACACCGCATGGTATCATCTATGATGCCATGCAGGATGCTGGCCTCCTGCCAGACGGGCAGTACCCAACTCCGGAGCAGTATGCTAAGTACATGCGGCGGCTTCGGGATTTGGTCAACACCTGGCAGACCCAAGGCATCAAGCTATGGCTAACCCAAGACATTACTGTGCCGTTGATTGCAGGGCAGGCTACCTATACTCTCGGTCCATCTGGCTCAGTCAACATGGACAAGCCATTGCAGGTGGTTGATGCCTACTACCTCTACTCCTCCAACAACGTCAGGCGTCCCCTTCTTCCGTTGGCTTGGTCAGATTGGGTTCGGCTAGGGCAGGTTGGCAATCAAGGCACTATCACCCAGTACTTCGTTGACAAACGCCAATCCCTCCTATACATAACCTTCTGGCAAACTCCCTCCTCCTCTGAGGCATCCTCTGGATCGGTCCATCTTGTCCTGCGGGTACAAGCAACAAACCCGACAAACCTGACGGAGACTATGAACTTCCCAGAGGAGTGGAGGATGGCCTTAAGGTGGGGATTGGCTGATGACATCTGCACAGGGCAGCCTGCTGCCATTATGGCAAGGTGTCAGGAGCGGGCACTATACTATCGCAGGATTCTTGAAGACTGGGATGTAGAAGATGCCCCTGTTCGATTCTCGCCAGAGATTACGAATACCAGTGAATTCCAGTGAACGGCCAAGATACACCCACCCGCCTCCCCCTGATTTTCGAGCCGTCCAACAGGGGGCTTGTTCCCTCAACTGATGCCCGCCTTGTCAACTGCTATGTAGAGTTTCCGAGGAGGGATAGGAGTGAGGCGTGGGTGTACCAGAGGCCTGGCTTCTCTATTGATAGCCAGCCCTCTGGCAGCGCAGCAGCTGGTCTTGGCCTGTATGTCTGGAAGGGTGATACCTATGCCATCTTTGGCTCTACCCTCTACCGAAATGGTTCTCCGGTCACTGGGTCTGTAGATACAACAAACGGGGTATATCGGTTCAGCTCGACGATGGGAAGTACGCCGAAACTGCAGTTGGGCAACGGAGTTAAGGCGTATAATTACGACACTACAAATGGGCTTGTTCAAATAACTGATGTAGACTTCCCAACCACCTTTAACAAGGGGTGGGCCTATCTCGACGGTACAACCTATGTCAGTACCCCTGCAGCGGCGATACAGGGGTCTGGTATAAATGATCCTACATCCTGGGATCCTCTCAACTTCCTCATCGCGCAGATCGAACCAGACGGAGGTGTGTTCCTAGCAAAGCAGCTTGTCTATGTAATCCTGATGAAGGAGTGGACAACCGAGGTGTTCTATGATGCTGGCAACCCCATCGGGTCTCCGCTCGGTAGAGTTGAGGGAGCAAAGATGAACTACGGCTGTGCGTCCCCTGACAGTGTGCAGGATATAGATGGTATCTTGGTTTGGCTCAGTCGCACTAGGAATGGTTCACTGGAGGTTGTCCTGCTAGACAACCTGAAGTTGCAGGTTATCTCGAATGAGGCAGTCGAGAGGTTGTTGGGTGGGGCAGATGCCTCGGTTGTATACTCCTGGGTACTGAAGATAGAAGGCCATCGGTTCTACATAATCACCTTCAAGAATTCCAATCTGACCTTGGCCTACGACTTAGACGAGAACCTGTGGTTGCAATGGACATATGG